TCAATTAAAAAAATCAGGGTATTCTTGTTCAAATTTATATTTACCGCTACCATAATTAGCATATATTCCTGCTATGTTTAAATCTGAATCATTAAGTAGCTCACCTATTTTAAAATCTCCGTTTTTCTTATTATTTGATTTCAAAGATTCTGCTAAGCTATCCTTTTTTAGAGTATGATATTTATCAGAAGATTCTGTATATTCTTTTTCATTTTTTTTACCACAGGATAATAATATGACAACGATAAATAAAACTATTTTTTTCATATATTTTGATTATTTATTTACGAATATACTATTATTATATTTCTATTTGCCCGAATTTATTTCGAATAATTTCATTGTTATTTCTGATTTTCTTTTACCGGATTTGTGTTAACATTGTTTTTTAAATCAATTATTTCCTCAAATGGATCTAATGCTGCACCTCGATTAGCTCTTGAGCTTCTAACTTCAAAATGTAAATGATTAAATGCCGCTGGTTGACCTTCTGCTTCACCTGTCTGACCTGTAAAACCAAGCAAAGTTCCTGCTTTCACTTTCTGATTGTTCTTTACTACTATTTTACTTAAATGAGCATAAAAGAAATTATATTTTTTTTCATTATAATAACCTTCTATTCTGACATGTAAACCAAAAGTTTGCGAATAAACTGGATCTAAAATTAATACTATTCCATCAATACAAGCATAAACAGGAATATCGACGGGCGTAAAAAGATCTAATCCCAAATGCTTACCTTTATTCCTATATTTTGTGTTGAGCAAATACTTACTTTCATTTAATAACCAACCAGATTTATACCACCCTCTTAATTCCATTCGATCCAATGGATTTCTCCAAATATTTCTGCCATATTCCCCATTATGTAAACTTTCGTAGTATTCTGTAATTAATTCCTTGATTTGTATTCCATTTTTAGTTTTATCAACATCTAAACTTGCATTTGTACCATAAGCTGTTGTCCCTAATTGATATATTGTTTTATCTAGTTCTAATCCCAAATAAGCAGGGGCAAAAACAGCCATGTAAATATCTTCTGGTATTACAGGTAAAGTTTTTACCTTTTTCATATAATCTTCAACTTTACTCAATTGATCTAATTGAGTCATTTTAGCATACTTAAGTTTCAATTCATTAAGCACGTCAAGTCCCCCACCTGTATATTCTCCCATACTTGTAAGTGCATCCTGTGTAAATTGAATAAGTCCAACTGCACTTGAATATTTTTCCCTTTTATATATTTATCAAACGAATTTCTAGTTAATTTCTCTTTAGGAATTAATGTTTTACCTTCTATTTGATGCGGTGCAAAAGTCCCTCCAGTTTCTCTATTCATTACTGCCATTAAACCATTTGCCATTTCCAATGTTTTTTTAGGCCAGAGACGCTTACAAATTTGAAACACTTTTACTCTAAACTCCTTACTCACTTTTGCTCCCCAAATCAATTGCGGATCATTTTCATCAATTCCTACTGCATCAGAAGACTCTATGTTATTATCAACAACCGCATTCATTCCATTCTCCAAAGAAAGCCTGGTTTCAATTCCTTCCATTCCTAAATAAAATGTATCCATCATACCTGTCAATGGATTTATAATATTCCATTCTTCTTTTAAAGTGAAATTAATAATAACAACTCCCTCGTTGTTCACCTTCACTTTTGCAGTATGTATTATATCACTAGTATTTTTATAAATTTTTAATACTACCTCCTGACCGGCTTTATTTAGAGTTTTAATCACTCCTTTTACCTTTGCACCAAAAGGAACCGGAGTTAACAGATTTACACGGCTGTTTTCGTACTCAAAATAAAGATCAGTAATTCTTACAGCTGCTGTAACATCCAGTGCTGCGTCTTTATAAACATTGGTATTTGTTTTAAATGAAAATACTTCTTCGTTTTGTATTCCATTGAGTTCAAATCTAATTTTGGCACTTTGCCCGTTTTTAATTCTTAAATACTGTTGCAAGCCTAAATTAAAATCAAATGTTTGATCTATTTCGCCTCTTGAATTTGTTTTAGTATCGTTATAAAAATTCGCAATTTTGCTATCATTCAGAAAGACACTAATTCTTACAGGCTGATTATCATAATTCGAAATAATACCTCTCACATGATTAATTTCTCCCGAAAAACCTGAAACTTTCTTTTTATCACCATTGTTATACGCCCAATAAGCTTCTGTTATTTTCGGATGTCTTACTGTTATGACGCTACCTGATAATGTTTTAATTCCATCTTTATTATTACTATAAGCTTCAACTGTAAAATCTCCCTCCTTTTTAGGAACCGGAAATTCAAAGGTTTCTCCTTTTTTGAAGTATGGCCTTTTGATATCATTACTCTCATTTAGTATTTTCATACCGTCCGGCACATAGATTTTACTATTCTGATCATAAACCAGCCATTTGACATTCTCTCTCTCCTCTTTTGTAGCGGGTTCAATTTTAAAAGACTTAATTTTAAAGAAAACTTTTGTACCGGCCTCATTCATAAAATAAATCGCTTTTGAAGGAGTTCCGTTCTCTTTAGTAGCAATTACGCTGCTGACATAATTCTTAATGGTTTCAACTGCAAATTCTTTATAAAGTCCGTATTGATCTTTACTGCTTACTATAATCTTATATTCGGCGAAATCAGATAGCGAAAGTTTAATCTCCGAGGTTGAATCCAATTCCGTCAAATCAGAAGTTTTAGTTTCTGATTTACTGTTTTTTATTTCTATTTGATAGTAAAGCTTTAACGGTTGCAATGTACTTAATTCAGGATTTGACAGAGAAATTTTAAATATTTGTTCTTCAGCAAGTGGTCTGATAAATTTGTCTTTGATCGTTATCGGTGGAGTAATTACAAGCTCCTGGGTCACTATTTTTATTTCTACAAACGCAAATGACTTTTTACTTTTCTTATTGTTTGCTCCATGCTCATACCCATAAGCTTCAATTATAAAAACACCTTCTGTATCAAAATTATAACTAAAGGATATCCCTTCATCTTCAAAAATAGTTTCTTCGTATTTTTTACCTTTCTTCTTTTTGTAAACAATCCAGTTAATACCTTCGTTTTTATTTCCATTTTGAACGATCAGGGTTTCGTCAAGGAAAAACTCCAAAGTTTCTCCTACAATAAAGGAAGAAGCCGCTGTATTTTTTATTTTGACCGCTCCTCTTTTTACGGCATTTCCCTGAACATCTTCATAACTTATTTCTTTTAAGAATACATAGACAGCCTCTCTTCCAATCTTGCCATAAAGTCTATCTGCGCTTAAATTAGGATAAATTTTGGTTTTAGTGGTTATAGTAATTGTACCAGGCAGGTCATCCAGTCCCTCTACTTGTCCTAGCAATAAAAACAGTTCATTATATTGTTCAAAAAGATTAGCCACATTGGTGCTGTCTTTCTGTAATTCTTGTTGGATTATTTTCCAGCGTTTTTTACTTCCTTCAGAAATTTTCCCAAACAATATATTGGCATCAATTGCTTTAATCATTTTTTCACGAACGATTTCCCAATTAAAATTTTGGGTTGTCGCTACGGAATTCAGTTGTTTTAGAGCGGCGTACATTTCTGTAAATAATGCATGATTTGGTTTACCTTCAAAATCCTGTACAGACGCTCCTTCATCAAAAGCCTTAGAAATTCTGGTCCAATATTCTACTGCTGCCGTGTCATTTGCAGTAGTGGCCAGTTCTAATTTTTTTCTGATTGCTTCATTAACAGCTTCCAGAGTTGGCTCACCGTTTGGCTGCAGTTTTTCTGGTATCGTCAGCATTTGCAGTGCCTCAACACCAGAATAAATCTGATTCGTTACACCTTTACTTAAATTTAAAGCATCCTCTTCAACTCCGAGTATCGGAGAAGTAGTGTTCACTGATAGGACAGCACTCATCATTGTGCTGTCGATAGTATCAGCAACGTCTTCTCCGATTGAAGTATTAAAAGTTTGCCTCGTTTCTCCGAAAACCAAAGGAGTATTGTTTACCGATAATGCTGTGTTATTTCCTGCTTTAACAATTGTATCGTTCACGCCCCCTTCGGCTGAGAAATTAGAGTTGTTGACAGCAGTATTTTGGCTCTTCTGCTCCTGCCATAATTGTTCTATATCCTTTTGCTGACTCATTTCTTTTGAAATTTTTGCCAGCTCTTTTATCATAACATTGGTTAGATGTTCAGCACTTTTAACATCAGCGCTGTCTTGTATTAAAATATCGAAGTTGTGAATTACATTTTTACTCATTGGTAGCTATTTTTCTGAGTGTAAAAGTAATTTCCTAGTTTATCTTTTTAAAACTTCAAGACACTTGTATTCAGTAGTTTCAGCAAGTTTACATTCTACTGAAACTACTGAATAGAGAAGGTTATTTTTTCTTTTTTTAGTATTCTTCTGTTCTACTTTTACACCCTCAAAAAAATTAAGTAATCCTATTTTCTATAGGTATTCAAAACTTTAAAATTTACCCACAATCCCATCAAACATTATTAAAAAACATGGAAAAAAGACCCAAAATACCAGATAAGAAAAGCTTGAAAAACTTCTTAGATCAATCTTACTTATATCATTAAAAAGGAAAAAACATGGCTTTACAAACATTAAACACTATTAAAAGCTGGTTCAAAACCGGTTTAAAACCAACACAAACTCAATTCTGGGACACTTGGGATTCTTTTCGTCATAAAGACGAAAAAGTTCCTGTAAAGGATGTTGAAGGGATTGACGAATTATTAACCGGATCTAAAATAGTTCCATCTGGAGGATTTATCATTTTTAAAGTTAATCCTAATACAGCTGATGAATTAGAAATCGGTGATAGTGTTATAGGATATTGCGAAGGAAATTTCCTTTGCGAAGCAACCTATTATGGTGGAGATACGAGTTTGATGAGCAGTTTTACGAAATCAAACAATATCGTAGGTAGAATTCTATCTTACAATACTAACGATCACACTATGACTTACGAACTTAATAATGAAGTATTCTTAAGATCTCACAGTCATGGTGTTTATGACGGAATTACACTTAAGTATAAAAGACCGAAAGAACTCGAATTCTCCAATGGAATGTTTCATGGTACATATCCACAATCATGGCTTGGACTTGATTCCGGTACTATCATTAAATTAATAGATACTACTGGTAGTTTGGAAGATTCAGAAGAATTTATACTCCCATACTTCGAAGACCGAGAATAAAACGCTATGAAATAATAATACTGTTTTCTTACCATCATAAAGATTGGTAACAATTATTACTTAAAAAGTTATTCAAAAATAAATTTAACTAAATGAAAAATACAAATCCTAAAGAATCAAAACACCATATCAGCAAACCTTTACAACTTAATTCTGTCCCTCAAAGTGAAGATAAATTAGATAGTGTTCTTGTACGCGGAGCTGACAAAATAGTTAAACATGTTCCCAGAAGTCAATTTTCTAATGGTTCTACTCAAACCTTGCAACAAGTTTTAGATAATGGTGGAGACTATCACTTTAGTACTCCAGGTGCTATTATAGATATAGGTGTAGGGATATCAAATGGAGGTTTTTCCGTCAGGAATACCAATCCTAGTACAGAATCACAAATTCATGCAATATTAGGTAGTTTAACTCTCGGAGTTAAAAATACGATATCAGGTACAGGTTGGTCTTTAGGATCTCCTTTTAATCCTACTTCATATGAAGTAAGATCTTTTAGTGATTTTTGGCATACTACCTTAAAATTTCAAGATCAAAATAATTATACAGGAAACTCTGTATTGACCATTCCAAATAAAGTAGGAGATCATACAATCGCTACGCTAGCTGATATACCACAGACATTGCAACAAACTCTGGATAACGGAAATATTTTAAACTCACGCTCTGTAATCTCCTTTCCTAGGTTATCTATTTTCAACGGGAACATAAGTATGAATTCAAATCCGTTCACTAATCAGATGGATGTTACAGGTAACACTATTGAAAATAATGAAGATCACTCAAGATTTGAAGCAAACAGTGATAAAATAAAGCTTGTGAATTCCATAGAGCCCGGAGGACTAATATTTTCACCCACCTATGATGGAACCGGAACAACGTATACAAATGCAACTAGTCCTGTAAATGGGGGTGGGGTTAAACAAGTAATACCAGTATCCGTTAATTCAATAACTCCAGATCCTATCACTGGTAATATCAATTTGCCAATTAATTTGCAAACAGTGATTGACAACCAAGGTAGAGCAACTGGTGAATTTACCCTCGATTCAGAAGGTTTAACATCAAACACAAGAGTAGCAGGTGGAACTATAGATTTTAAGGAAGGAAATCACTTCGGATCAATATCGCCTACAGCTTTAGTGCAGACATACAACAACAATGAGGAAGTATTATTATTGGCAAATGGCAATTTAAAATTCGAATGGGATGGTGGAAGAAAATCTCTCAACTTAAGTCTGAGAAACTTGAAAGACGGTAACTTAAATGTAAAGTTTCCAAACAAAGCATCCGGAAATTACAATCTAATGTACCGAGAAGATTTGGCTACGTACAACCCAACAACAATAAATCTCTCTTTGACGGAACTCGATAATTCCTACCCTGATGCGATTCCGGGCTTTCGCGTCCATTGCAATTCCATTTCAAGCGGAGCTTTGATCTACGAAAATACGTCAGCTGGCTGGTTGCAAATTACCGCCTCAATTGTTTAATATCCCCACTAAGTAACTTTAAAATTTTAATATAGGAACAAACCAAAATCGCAGTAATTACGAGGTAACGTCTTTTTCAAAACACAACATTTTCTGTTGAAACTGTTAAAAAAAAGAAGGTTTATTTCCTTGTTTCTATCCCTCTAAATTATTCTCTGATTCCAGCATATTCAATACAGTGAGATATTCATTTTCTAAACATTTACAATCTAATTTCACAATCAACTCAAACACACTATGGCCACAAATATCAATACCATTCTAAGCTGGTTCAAAACCGGCAAAAAACCAACTCAAAAAGAATTTTGGGATTCCTGGCAAAGCTTTTGGCATAAAGAGGAAAAAATCCCAATTACATCAATTGAATCAATTGAGTCGATCTTAAATGAGAAAGCAGAAAAATCATTATTAGATACTAAAGAAGATAAAAATCAAAAAGGTGTTGCAGGGGGCTTTGCACCACTAGACAACTTTTCTAAAGTTCTAACTAGTTATTTGAATGTGGTCAACGATCTCGTGACCGGCGGAAGTGATGCTGTACTAACAGCAGAACAGGGAAAAATTTTGCAAAACCAAGTCAATACAATTAATACCTCATTGAGTACTTTACTTATAAATGACCTTACAACTGGCGGAACAACCAAGGCATTAACAGCTGAGCAAGGTAAGCAGTTAAAAATTCAAATTACTGCAATAAATACACTTTTGACTTCTGACAATGTGAATTTAGACACCGTACAGGAAATCGTTGATTCTATTGAAAATATTCAAACTTATTTATCAACTATTTTGGTAAATGACCTTACAACGGGTGGTGTTACCAAGTCGCTTACGGCTGAGATGGGAAAACAACTAGATTTGTTGAAAGAGAATGTTTCTAACAAATCTCAAGACATTGAAGCGGACAAAGCATCTACCACAAAACATGGAAGTGTAAAGGCGGTTTATGACTGGACAATTTCGAAGTTTAATTTATGGGTACTCAGTATTAATAGTATTCCAGGAATATCTTACACTATTGGTTTAACGGACTACAAAACTAAAAATATATTCACGAACACCAATCCTGTTGCATTTACAGTTCCAACCAATGCTGCTGTAGCTGTACCTGTTGGAGCAAGGTTTTCTTATACAGTGCAAGGCGCAGGGACTGTTACCGTTGCGGGAGCCGGAATAACTTTTGTTCAAAAGAATCTTGTCTATACTTATGGTGACACTTTTATTGTTGAAAAAATAGGCACAGATACATGGGCGGTTTACGGTAATTCAAGCGGTATTGTTAATAAACTAACATTATCACCTATTGATGGTGATATGATTGATTTTGGGAATTATGCACAAAATGCGTTTACATTAAAAAGGATTTTTTCCGGAGGAAACAGATATATCGATTTTGAATCTGTTTCGGCTTACGGAACAACATCGGTCAATAAGCTTAGGTTTAGATTAAAAAACTATACTGATTCAGCTGTTTATGATGCCTTTACCATAGAAACAACTACATCAGATGCGGTTTCAAAAGTTACCGTTGGGGGAGATTTAATTGTTAATAGAAATTTATCTATAATAGGTTCTTTTAGTCCTAAAAAATTAGTCCTTGCTCCTGTAAATGATGATCTGATTGATTTTGGAACTTATTTGGAAAATAATTTTTCATTGAAAAGAGCCTTTTCTGGAGGAAACAGATATATCGATTTTGAGTCTGTTTCGACTTATGGAATGGCATCGGTCAATAAGTTTAGGTTTAGATTAAAAAATTACACCGATTCAGCCGTTTATGATGCTTTTACCATTGAAACTACTGCATCAGATGCAATTTCAAAAGTTACAGTTGGCGGAGATTTAATTATTAATAGAAATTTATCTATAATAGGCTCTTTTAGTCCTAAAAAATTAGTCCTTGCTCCTGTAGATGCCAATATGATTGATTTTGGGACTTATTTGGAAAATAATTTTTCGTTGAAAAGAACTTTTTCCGGAGGAAACAGATATATTGATTTTGAGTCTGTTTCGACTTATGGTATGGCATCGGTCAATAAGTTTAGGTTTAGATTAAAAAACTACACCGATTCAGCCATTTATGATGCTTTTACCGTTGAAACTACTACTACTGACGGTGCTGCACTTGTAAAAATCGCGGGAACATTAAAAGCTTCCGAATACGACTTGTCATCACTAGGTCTATATGAAGATGATGCCAAAGCAGCAGCAGGAGGCGTGTCTGTTGGATATGGTTATATTAATAGCTCAACTGGCGCATTGCACCGAAGATTAACCTAATTATAAAATCATGAAAGTACAAGCAATTAATTATACGTCATCAATACCTACTTAGCACTCTGCTTTATTACCGAATATGTTGGTTAATCGTGAATCTCGAACGCTCAGAGTACTTCCTTAGTTGGAACTTAAAAAATAATCCTACTATAATTAAAAACTTCTCATAGATTTTAATTGTAGCATCAAAGCCCGCACTGGAGGACAGTTATGTCTTCTAATGTTGCTTTTACTAAACCAGCTTTTAAACTCTGCTCACACTAAAACTAATTCGTTACTTTTTTTTGAAGAAAATACGTATATTTCATTTCAGTCTTATACATACTTCAATTTTTCGATTATAGTATTATTAAACCTTCCACTCTATTAGACATTCTAGGAAGCGCAAGAGCAGAAACAACAGCATCAATATGAATGATCGTGGTAAGTAGAGAAAAAATCGAATACTAGCCAGATTTCATTATATCAGCACCCGAAGGGCCATTTGGACACAGAGATCATTAACTAATTTCTAAGCAGTACAAAAACAATCCCCCAAACCGCCGTAAACTTTTTGTTTTTTGGCGGTTTGTTTTTGAATTAGAATGCAAATCTCTTCCAATTGCTTAAAGAAAAACACTCAGAATAAAAGCCTTAGCCACAAAACCTATCTACTGAAACTACTGAAAACGAGGAGCAGATTTTTCGTTTTCCAGCTCCCAATGCCTTATTTTTACATCTGCTAATAAAATCGGTTAGCACTCTCAAAATCAATATAAAAACACCCCTTACTTACGGGAATATCCTGAAAGTAGCTACCTCATCTATTGAGAATATTTTAAACAGTATTACCAACCTTTAAACATCAAATCAATCATGAATTCTACATCCAGAGATTTAGGAGAAATACCTTCGGCACCAGACATGAGCAATTTTAAAAACCCTTTGGGGCAGCAACCCGAAGGCAACATTATTATTGGAAATTTTAACATTACTTCTTTAAATCCGTCACAAACCACTGAAAGTCTTACCGAAATCCTGAAAAGAGAAAGTACAGACAGTTCTATTTAAAACATCAAAATTCTTAAATTCTAAAAAATGTTAGACGAAACAGCAATCAAAAAACTAAAAGAAAAATATGGTAATGTATTAAAACTTACCTCTGATGATCAATCTATAACAGCATATTGTAAGAAACCGTCTCTCACCACATTTCTTACTTATCAAAAACGATACAATGATGATCCGCATGATGCAATTTTGTTTCTGTTCAAAGAATGTGTACTTGAAAAAGAAAATTATGAGGATGAATTCATGCTTTCTGCTGGAAATTCAATCATCTCAATGATTCGATCAGACAGTGAATTTACCATCAATGCGACACCTCAAAAAGATGAGTTCAAGAAATCGGCAGCACTTATTCGCCAAGCTTTTCAGGTAGATCCTTATCAATTACCGATGGATGAATTTTATAAACTAATCGAAGAAGCGCTCTGGTTGCAGAAACACAACGAAACAAGACTCGAAAACACCTTTATTACGGCTTTCGCTAAAACATTCTCCAACTAAAAACTAAAAAAATAATGAAATTCAATTTTAATGTAAACGAAATTTTAGACTCTAAAGATACTGAATATACGGGTATTAACTATAACGAATCGGAATCGAAAGATTTTATTATCGATAAAACCGGAGGCGAATTTAACCTAAGAGTCTTTGCTCCCCTAATTTTTGAACCTCTGGTAAAGAAAGATCTCAATCTGCCTGGTTTGCGTATAGATGCGGTAACAGTTAATTTAAATCGCTCAAAAGTTATTAGAAAAGAAGGAATAGAAGGCAGAGATTCAACCATTAAAGAACATATTACAAATGGTGATTTTAGTATTTCGATTGAAGGACTAATTGCCAACGAAAGTGGAGATGAATATCCAAAAGAGAAACTTTTCTTGTTGAAACAATTTCTAAATGCTCCCTATGCTCTGAGAGTAACTCATGCCATTCTGAACCGATTTGGTATTTACGAACTGGTTATAGACTCCTACTCTATTCCTTCTATTTCCGGAACAAAAAATATTCAAAAATTCACGGCCAGCGCCACATCAGACGAAACTGTAGAACTAATAATCAGAGACAATGCTTAAACTAAATGCCAAAATTAAAGTTTATGAAACGGTGAGGCTCATCCCCAGTCCGAAATTTTATGAATTTACCTATGTCAAAAACGTAGAAATCAATAGCTCTTACAAATCGTTAACCGACACCGCCACGATTGTTATGCCTCAAAAAGTATATACCGATACCAAAGGCTTTGATCAGAACTTATTTGCAAATGCAAGCGGTGAACAAAAAACAATTCATGATTTTTTTAAAGTTGAAAATTTCATAGAAATATTTTTAGGATACGACGGAGATTACAAACCGGCTTTTAGGGGTTATATTACAGGCGTACAATCCGATACCAATGCTACTATAACCTGTGAAGACTTAATGTATGCTTTCAAAAAAATAAAAGCAGTAGATAATAGCGATGCTCAGGACAAAAATGACACTTTGAATGTTGTAGCCACTAATCCAACCACCAATGTCGAAAACTTTAATCCAAAAACATTTCTTGAAAAAAGAATCAAACCGCTAAATCTTCCATTGAAGATAGATGCTCTTGACGAAAATTTAGGGAATCTAATGATTAACAGAGGGCAAACATTGGCTCAAGTTTTCGAAATGCTGAAGGATAAAGGAATCTACACCTACTTTAAAATGGAAGAAGCCCGACCTGTACTTACAATCACCAATAACCCGCAAAAACACACAACCGGAGAATTAAGCAGTTTTATCGATCGCAATTTTATCCAAAGTCCTTTAGCCGGGGCAGTTGTAAAAAAACTAATCAATCAGGGACTTCAGCTTTTGAGTACACAACTAAATAAAACAATTCAAGCCGCTTCCGGGAACTTTTTAGGGAAAGCACGTTTCAGATTTCGCTACAACATTATTGAAGATAAGTTAGTTGTAGTGAATGAATCGACCAAAAATACCCGCACACGAGTAGAAAAGTACTTTAAAAATTCGAACACTCCGATTTACATAGAATTAGGTGATCCAAATGGACAATTAATAAAAACCCACGTATTGCACAGTGATAGTGAGGATTTACCTAAAGATACTGCCACTTTCAAAAATACGGCAACAAAAGTAACTTCAGAATTGTATCAATATGCCGCATTACGAGCAATGGAATCTAAGCCCAGCGGATTTGAAGGTTCCTTTCTCACTTTTGGAGAGCCGTTTGTTCGACCAACGGATAAAGTAATTCTTGAAAACGCCAAGGATAAAGAAAAAAACGGAACCTTTCAGGTCGAAAAGGTCGAACGCAGTTATGGTGAAAATGGTTACCGACAAAGGGTTTATATAGGTCGAAGAGTAGAAGTTTAATAAAAATATATCATGGGAAATATAACCGATTTAATAAAAGATGTTGCCGGTAAAAATCAGATTATTGAAACCTTTGCGGCAAAAGTGATCGAAATAAATAATGAAATAGAATCATTTCACAATCCTGAAGACGCTTATACGGTAAACATTATGCGTGCCGATGGCGCCATTCTTAAAAACGTACGATTGAAAGCTTCTATTCAGGATTTAGAACAGGGAATTATAGTCATTCCTAAAAAGGACAGCTGGATTTTGGCGACCATTATTGATGGAGTTGAAACCAGAGCATTTATTTCGCAATATTCAGAAATTGAGCGCACCTTAATACGCTTCAAAAACGAACAAAACCAATACCTGGAAATAGAGAGTAATGCAGATAAGTTTCAAGTATTATTCAAAGAAAAAAAAGAAAATGATCCTGCATCAACTTCGGCACCTCAATACAAAAATATGGCCCAAATCAAATTTACGGGTGGAACTGAGGGGCCAAACATCAACACCTCTTTTTACAATGCAGAAGGCATAGAAATTTCTAAAAACAGTTTTAATATAAATGAGCAAAAGATCAGCATTAATGAAGGAAGTACGCTTTTTAATGTAAAAGATAAGGAAGTTAAAGTCATCATTAAAGATGGTTTTGAAGCTATAATTTCTGATGCCAAAACTTCATTTAAAAAAGGAAGTTTAACTTTTGAAATGGATAAAAAATTTAAAATTGCTGTAAATGAAAAAAGTTTAAAGTCTAAGCTTGAAGAACTAATCGACGAAATTGGCAAAATTACGGTTACTACACCAGTAGGTCCATCTGGACCACCAATCAATCTAGATAAATTTATCACAATGAAAAATAACCTTGCAGAACTTCTAGAATAATAAAATTATGGCCTTAAATAAATCACAATTAGAACAAACAATAAAATCTCTTTTAATTGAAGAGAATAAAAAAACAGACAACAGCTCTACTTCTATTAACAACATTGCCAATCGATTAGCATTCGCAATTGACACATTCGTAAAATCAGGAACTGTAACCACTACAGTAACAACAACTGGTTCTGCATTATCACAAACCGGAACCGGAACTGGATACATTACATAAATCGTTCCGAACTAATAGAAAAATGCCTCTTACCATCAACTATAGTAAGAGGCATTTTTCTATTTCAAAATTATGAGCAAAAAAGATAAAATTCCCTCTCAGAGAATCTTAATTCAGCTTTTTTCTTAAGGTCTCTTCCATTTCATAGAATTTGCTTTCGAGATCATGAATTTTTTCATAGATATTAACAGGATCCGGCATTTGTTTAGACGCATACATACTGGCGTACCAAACCTCCAAAATGTCTTCGGCATAAATAGAATACATCGGGTAATTTCCGTCTCTGTTATCCGATTTAAGGATTAATTTTCCACTTTCCCTAATTCGGTTTAAAACCCTTTTTACCACTACCCCGTCATTCTTACTGATGATGACATAAATTCTTCCGTCTAAGATGTCATCAAAATTATCTACATATTTCCCAAAAAGATAATCCCCATCGTGTATGGTTGTCGACATCGAATTTCCTTTGATTTCAAAACACCTGTAGGTTCCGTTTTTTAACATTGGCATACTGAACGAAGGCAGGGTTTCCATATACTCCGGATCCGAATAACCGTCCAGGTAACCCGCACGTGCTTTAACGCCAACAAAATTGATATTTTCCTCTCCGTCTTCATTTACCGTTATAATTTTCGGCAAATTTAAGCCAATCGCATCCTTGGTTTTCTGAACAAAAATTTCATCGCTTGCTCCAAAAAAATACTCCGGATTTACATTGCAATGGGTAATAATACTTTGGAGTAAATCAAAACCAGGTTTTGTTCTTTTTCTTTCTCCATCAGCTTGCAATCTTCCAATCGTGATACTATCTATTGTAGTACTGGTTACTCCTATTAACTTTGCGAATGAGTTATTGTTTAACTTCAATTCGTCTATAATTCGTTTTATTTTAGCATGTATTTCCATGTTGTAGTTGTATTTACTCATTATATGTAATATGTTTTAACACCCATACACATTCCACTATATGTTGCAAAACTAAATAATATAAAACGAATAATCGCATTTTTTAAACTTTTTTTCATATAACTCCCGAATATAAAGACATTTGAGAGTTGTTTCCTATCGTATTGCTCGAATATAAAGTAAAAACAAGCAAATCATATTACTGAAACTATTGCATTTTAAACTGTAATATGTTGTATTTATTAAAACATATGTTGTATATTTGTCAAAAAATAATCCATCATATGATTTTAAAAGATTTTTATAACGAGAAAAAAAACGCAATTCAATCAGAGTTTACTTCTGATGCGCCAACAGTACAACTTTATAGTGATGCTATTTTTAAAACATCAATCGAAACACCGATCGTAATGTTTAAATACGACAACATCAACTGGGAAACATCCTCTGAAAAAAACTATAAAGCCGATGTATCTTTTTGCCTGTATATTGTATTACCGGTAGACACTATTTCATCAACAAGTTATGCAAATGCATTTAATCTTGCGCAGCGTATAGACAAAGCGGTATTATCTAAAAACAACAGTAATACACATATTGATACCAATTCAACATTCAAAATAAGGGAAAAACAGTGTACAAACGAACATACCTATTGGAATAAAAATGATTATTTTATTTGGGAGATCACTTACAAAACCACATTGATCGAAAATACCTTAAAAAAGAAATACATCCTCTTTAATAACGGATTGAGCAACGAAGCTCTGGAAGACTTAGGATACAATTTAACCTCTGATATCATCTCCATAAATCCAAACCAAGTTAAAGGCGCTATAGATTTAGATACCACTCCCTAAAATCTAGTCGGCAATTTAAGAAAGTTAATTCCAATCAGATCATTAAGCAGCACCTTACCAAAAACAAAACTAATCCTTACCATTAAAACTCCACAAATGAAAAGAAGCAGAACACTATTAGACAAAAGAAGAGAATATGTTATTAATTATCTAAATAGAAATCAGGCTAAACAAATGAAAGTTGTGGTTTCGGAACTTTCGGATACTTTGTTCTTAACGGAGCGTACTATCTATACGATTATCAATGAAGGTCTTTCTTTGGAAGCCAGCGCTTAATAGACTGAAACTACTGGCTTTGACCATTCAAAAAATTGGAAAAACACCCTTTGAGCCTTAAATTTGTACTCGTCGGCAGACCACAAATTCACTCCTAATCTAAGATAACAAACCTACTTGTATTGACCTCCAAAAAATATCTTTTTATTTTTTGAGTCTTAGATTACGAATACTATTTTAAAAATAACAATTAACTAAAAACGAGAAGTTTAACAACTTGTCACAGGCCTCTTTTTGCCCTTTTTTAAGCAAAAAACAAATTTTAAACATTTAAACATTTTATATTATGAGTACATTAAACGATGTAGTAATTACCAAATTATCAGGCGGATTAGGAAGAAGAACTCCGGAGCAGGACATGGTTTCAGGATTACTTTTTGATGGAGTTTCGACTGAAAAATTAGCATTAGATCAAGTAAAACGTCTGGCCTCCTTAGAAGATGCCGAAGCATTAGGAATTACAGCTGATTATGATGTAAACGGACAATCGGCCTACTACCAGATTCAACAATTTTTCAGGATGAATCCGTCAGGGGATTTGTATATTATGAAAGTAGAGGCAGCCTCTTATTACGAAGTTGTTGTACACGCTTTGAAAATGCAGGAAAAAGCAAACGGAAACATTCGACAAATGGCAATCATCTTTTCCGGGCCAGAAACTACATTCACCGAAACTAAGTCCCTAATCTCAACAGCACAAAAATCAGCTACCTACGCGTATACCAACTACATGCCTTTTGAAATTATTCTGGAAGGAAAAGGTTTTGAAGCTAATACTGCTACAAATATGACGGAATTAAATGCTGAAAATGTATCGGTGGTAGTAGCTATGGATCCTGAAAAAGCTTTTGAACAAAAATTGTTTATGAAAGGTACTACAGCCAAAGATGACAAGCTTTATACTTTGGCTCCTAACGAAAAATTAGTACCCGTAGCAAATTCGTCTAATCTTTACAAGGTAGAGAAAACCGATGGTAGCAATAACGACGATAGAGAGAGACTTGAGTTTACGTTCAAAGACGTTTACAAAAATACTGCAGCAGTTGGATTAGCGTTAGGTGCTGTTTCCAGAGCAAAAGTATCGGAGAACATCGCCTGGATCGAAAAATTCAATCTTACCGGTGAAGGTTTTTCGAAAGCAGGTTTCGTAGGCGGAGAAGAAATCAAATCACTTACAGGTTTAAGAACTTTAAACGAAAAAAGATACATCTTCGCCCAAACACACACAGGTTTAGCCGGAATTTATTTCAACGACAGTCACACTTGTACAACAGGTACAGCTGACTTCGCTTATATCGAAAATAACCGTACAATCAATAAAGCAACCCGTTTGTTACGTGCAGCTTTACTACCAAAATTAGCTTCACCGGTTTTAGTGGATATCGATGGTAAATTACCGCAATCGGTTTCTAAAAGTTTCGAAGGATTATGCAGAAGTGCCTTAGAGGGAATGGTAGCCAATCAGGAAGTATCTGCCTTTGATGTGTATGTAGATCCAAAACAAAACATTTTAGCGACTTCAGAATTAAAAGTGAAAGCCGAAATTACGCCAATTGGAACTGCCCGTAAAATTAAAGTTGATTTAGGATTCAAAAATCCTTTCGGAATCGATAAAGCATAATTTAAGCTTTTCTTATCTCTCAAAAACAATAAAATCTCATCAGGATATTGTCGTCTTTCAATTGTCTCAAATAGTGATTGAATCCGATGATAGGCTTGAAGCGTTATCAGAATTATAAAATAAAAAAAATCAAGAAACATATGAATAAGTTACCCTTAATTAACGGACAACAACACAGCTGGTCATCAATTGAAGTAAGTATCGCAGGTAACATTGTTACCGGTATTACCGCTGTCAACTATAGTGACTCAGTATCAAAAGAAAACCACTACGGAGCCGGCGATATGCCTGTGCACAGAGGTAGAGGAAAATACGAAGCAAAAGCTTCTATTACTTTATACAACTATGAGGTAGAAGCTATTCTGGCCGCTTTACCAAAAGGACAAAGATTGCAGGATATTAATCCGTTTAGCATCATTGTAAGTTATTTGGATGACAGCAACGAAGTAATTACTCATACGGTAAGAAACTGTGAATTCAACTCCAACAGCAGAGGAATTAGCCAGGGAGATACTAAAATTGCAGTTTCTTTTGACTTAATCTGCTCTCATATCGAATGGAACTAACCATTACCAATATTCTTTAACCTTACTAATTCCTGTCTGAAAAACCGACTCGAAAGAGAAACCCAATCTTATAGCGTTATACAGAAAAGAAGTTCAAAAGCAACATGATTTCTGTCCGCAAATTATTTCTACAGCTCTTAGCGAGTCCGTTTTCGGACAGGTAATTATCTACTTCACAGGCTGCCTGAGCATTTTCATCCTGAAATGCGGCTCAGGCAGCCTATTTTTCAATCCAAAATAAGTTCTCAAAATGGAAACAACTAACACCAAAACTGTCGATATCCTGGACGGAAATATTACCCAGGCGCAGCTCAACCAATGGAAATACAAACATAAAAAAGTAGTGAAACTCACCATTGCCGATGATGACGAAACTACACTGTTTGCGTATTTCAAAAAACCCGATATGAGTATTCGTGCTGCCGTTTTACAAGCATCCAAAATGGATGAATTTAAAGCGCTGGAAGTACTCTTCAAAAACTGTTACCTGGGCGGTGATGGCAAAATCGAACAAGAAGACGATTTGCGTCTTAACATCACTACCGCATTTTCAGATCATATCCAGCCTAAACCTGTAAAAGTCGAAATTTTATAACAACATCTTTATATTATCCTCCTGCAAAACCTTACCATCATGATCGTTAAAAACCATACCATAGAACTAAAAGATACCAGCGTTTCTGAAATGGCACGTTTTAGGCAAATTATGCTTGGCATTTGGAGTCAGCAGATTGAGAGCGACAAGAATAATGCTGAGATACTTAACTATGCAAAAAAACATTATGAACCGGCAGAAAAATTAAATGCAAACGATTCAAAAGACAACAATAAGACTAAAGAAACTAATAAACGCAAAACAAAAAAGAAGAAATTTTACAAAAAAAACAGGCTTTATAGCAATTCAGGAGAATTCATTAGAAATACGACAAAAGGAACTAAGATTTTGATAGAAACTAAAAATGGTTTAAGATTTTTATCGGGACTTGATTATACAAATAGAGGAACAAGAAAAGCGGTTTCAAAAATAATCACTTACGAAGCTCATTTAAGAGGATATAAAGGATATTATGGAGTTAGAACTCTAAAAATCGATGAAGAAAATACCATTGCCTACACTAATAGGGCTAATACTGTCTGGATTAATACGAAGCAATTAAACTTAGGAACTTGTGATGATTATAACGATTTAGGAAGTACAATTGATCATGAAGCTAATCTTTTATTTGGACATAAAGGTGAAAAAGACCGCAAAAATTATACTTTTGTAAGACATGCAAATGTTTATTTAGGACAAACAAGAACAAAAGATTTTAACGACACAAGCAATGCAAACAAATATTCTGTGGCTACAGGCTTTATAAACAGAATATACAATGCTTATTTAAATAAAGAAATAACTTTTGAAGATTTAAAATCTCAAGTAGGTAATTTCAATAAACTTAATGCTAAAAATGGAGTTCAAATATTAACAAAATTTGATGGTAATGGTGTCAGTATTCAGTTGAAAGATGGCCCCCACCCAGTACATTTAAAGCAATTAATTTTCCCAGAAGAATAATAAATACATAGATACATGAAAAAGATACTTATTGTAATCCTGCTTATCTCAATTGGTTGCACCAACAAACAAAAAGAATTGGAATATTTAATCTGTAAAGATTCTACACAATATTGGAATTACGAATGGCCAAGAGATAGGGCTCAATATTACGGGTTTACCTTTAGTCTAAGTAAAGATGGAAAGCTAAAGAAGTACTCTTATGATAAAATAAAAAATAGAAGAAGCTTTTTTTGGGATATTCCAGATCCGGATATTAGTAAATGGAGTGTATCAAAAGACTCTGTTCTAACTGTTATGGGAGATAAGGATAAAATAATTAAATACACAGATGATACAATTTATGTCATTAGTCTGCAAAACAAAACCAAAAGTTATTATGTGAGAGTAAAAGGAGATTTAAATATCTCTAAAGATGACAACATCCCTAATTTATAAACTTACTAACCAGTCAGAAAATCCTTTCTATCAAGACTATACAGCAGTCTTTAAATATTAAGTCTTTTACGTATTATTAAATTGAACTTTAAATTCAGTACTATTTACTTTCTTATCGTAAACTTCCTGAATTTAGAACAGTTTCAGTCTAATAATTTCCCAAGACTGATCTTTTTTACCTTTCTTTATTTAGCCGGATTTTTAATAAATTTATTCCTTTAATAGACGATTTTTAAACCTTTACTGCTGAAAATAAATCATGACAACAGAAGAACAAATAATTGAAAAACTAAAAACATGGTTAACAAAAACAAAAGTCATATCGTATGATGAGCGTATCCCCTTGAATTGCTGGGATAAAGAATTAAAAGAATTGAGAGACGGAATAGCAAAAGAAGTTTACATAGTATCATTTAAAACAAAAAGCACCAATATAGAGTATAATGAAAAAGGCGAAGTAGTTTCTTTTTTCGAAGGAATGTATTGCTTTGCCTATTTTGATGCCGAAACGTTAGAACTGCTTTATATAATGAAAAAGGCGGGATATATTGAGGTTGACGGTTCTTATTAAGTAAAACCAATGCATTTTTTTAATTTTCCTCATTAATAAAACAATGAAAACAATAACAAAAGTTCTATTCTTTATCGGAGTTTTTCTTTTTCTCTTCAGCTATATTATTGATCCGTATAAAATCAATGAAGAAAGTTATATTGTAATTGATGAAGATACTGTCGCTTTCTTAAAAATGTTATACATAATTACATGCCTGCTTTTCGGATATTCATTTTACATATTTCTAAAAATTTTCAAAACTAAAACTTATACGATTTTTTCTTTTATTCTATTTGTGATCAATTTAACACTTTTGTGCAAAATGTTTTTCTATTTTGATTCATTTCTAGAATAAAATTCTAAAGAAAGCTTATTTATTCTTCTGAAGACAATTCAATCTTGACCAATGTATGATTCATAAATTGTGCCTAAAACAATAAAATAATCTATGACCACAAAAGAACAAATAATTGAAAAACTAAAAAACTGGCTGGAGAAAACAAAGATTTCGTTCGATAAAGATATTGGATTAAATTGCTGGAATAAAGAATTCAAAAAATTAAGAGATGGAAACGACAAAGAAATCTATATTGTAGATTTTCAAACAGAAGATAAAATCGAATATGATGAAAATGGTGAAATTATTTCATTATTTGAAGGCATGTCTTGCTTTGCTTATTTTGATGCCGAAACATTAGAACTGCTTTATATAATGAAAAAGGCGGGATATATTGAAGCTGACGGTTCTTATTAATACATTAAAAATTCAATTTTCAATCTATTAAGAACCCGTTTTCTACACTAGAAAAACGGGTGTTTTTTTTCATTTATTTTCATTTTTGTCTACAAAATAAAGTACTAAAACGCATAACCACACCTACTTAAACCACTGATTAACAAAGCCATAATATTTCCACAACACACCGTTTCAGAGTATTTCCACAGTGCTCTTGAGATTAAATTCTTTTCTCAAAAAACATAAAAAATACATCTTCATAATTTATCCCACGATCCGTTTTCAATCGTAAATAAGTTTCAACATCAATATCATTTTATCGATAAAAATACTCTGACCGTTTTTCTAAACAGTCGGGACAGGATTTTTATGCTCAAAACCTAAAATCATTAATACCAATAAATATGGATCAAACTACAAAAAAACACATTGATTTACTGCATCCTTCAGTCAGAGAAGAAATGACCAAAATCATCGAAGAATGTGATCTGGTTTTAACCGGAAGAGCAAAAGTTAGAATAACACAAAGTCTCAGAACTTTTCAGGAGCAGGAGGATCTTTATGCTTTTGGAAGAACAAAACCCGGTAAAAAAGTCACGAATGCAAAAGGAGGTCAATCCATTCACAATTATGGTTTTGCAGTCGATATCTGTTTAATTATCGACGGTAAAACAGCTTCCTGGGATACAGCAAAAGACTGGGACAACGACCAAATTTCGGATTGGCAGGAATGTGTCGAAATTTTTAAAAAGCACAACTGGAACTGGGGCGGAGACTGGAAAACTTTTAAAGATCTTCCACACTTTGACAAAAAAGGTTACAGTGATTGGAAGGTGCTTAGCAAATTAAAGCGTGACCGAAAAAACTATGTAATCTTATACAAATAACGCAGATGAAACCTTTTAAATTAAAACATACAGCTCTCCTACTTGTTCTGGCTTTTACCATTACCTCCTGTACTTCCACAAAAACAGCTTTATTTGACCTTTATTCCTATCAAAAAACAATTGCAGTAAAAGTCGAAACTATTAAGTTAATGGAGAAAGCTACTACCCCATATGCGGCTCATAAAGTCGAAATAAATGCTTTATTACTTGACATTGAAAAGTTGACTGAATATGAAAAAAATAAACTCCATAACGAAATCACTTTTTCGATGTGGAAAATGCTAAACGATAAAGAAAAAAATCTTTTGGCCGGTTTTTTCAAACGATGGGAAACAAAAGGAATTTTATCTCCTGCTTTTATACAGGAATCCGAAAAACAAGTTTTGCAAGCTCTCGATTTACTAATTCAATACGAAGCCAAAAAAGATAAAGAGTCAAAAGATGCTCTTTTATATTTAATCAACAGTAATACCTGAAACGATGCATAACGATACATTATTAGACCAATTAAAAAGCAAACTGAAAATTATTATAACAGAAAGTTATAAAGATAACAAATTCGAACTGGAGAAAGATCTGAACTCTTTTTTAGAAATCTCCAGAGAGAAATTGGAACGCTGGCTCTTTCTTTTCTCCTCCGGAAATTTAACCGAAGAAGATTTAGAATGGCTGTTAAAAAGTCAATTCAATTTAATGGAATTTCAAGCACTTCAAACCACCGGAATATCAAAAATAAAACTGAATGCTATTAAAAATAATATTCTAAAAATGATTTTTAAAGTACTTCTTGATCTGGTTATCCCACGGGGTTAAATCTTTGTGTTTCCTCAAAAAAATAAAAACCAAAATACTAAAAATCAACAACTTAAAACCAATAATCAACTTACTGAAACTACTGATTCGCAAGCCTCAAAATCTTGGTAAAAGACAAATTCGGACGTATTTTTACAGTATCAAATAAAGGGCATTTTTTGAATATGGCGCGCAGATTCAAAGGAGCTATTCATTAACAAAAAAACAAAAAGTAACTACATATGAGAGATTTTATCATAGAAGATGACTTGTTAATCACGAATGGAGATTTCGCTATTAAAAATGCAGATCAGCAAAACATAGAACATCTATTGCTAAGTCAAAAAGGAAGTTATAAAGAGTTTCCTATTCTGGGAGTAGGAATAAAAAAATACATCAACAGCCCGGATGCAACCTCCAGGTTAAGACTGGAAAACGAAATAGACAAACAATTATCGTATGACAACTTTCACATAAAAACACTAGATGTCAACGATTTACAAAACATTAAAATCGATGGAAACTATTAAACCACAAGAAAATCAAAACATATTTGATGTCTCTTTACAGGAATACGGAAGTATTGAAAAAGTATTCGACCTTTTAGACGACAACGACAGATTTAACCTTACAGAAGACCTTTCTGTTTACGAAGATTTAAAAATAGGCCGCGAAGCTTTCAAAAAAGATATTGTAGAATATTACAATACCCGAAACTTAAAGCCTGCCACAGCTATTACAGAAGAAGAACAGTATTTACTGGATAATTTCTCCGGAATCGATTATATGATTATTGAAGACGATTTCATCATTTATTAGCAATTTGTGTAGGCTGCAACAATCTGAACAACAGTCCAAAAATTCAGGTTATCAAACAAAAAAGCCTATTCATTTCTCCTTTTAGAAGTCTCTAAAAGAAAACTACTTCTCTGTAGTATTTACAAATAACATAAACAATTATCTCTAAGCATATTACACATGTCTTACAGGCTAAACTATTTCAAAAAATTAAAATATGGCACGTACAATTGCTGAAATACAGAACGAAATTCTGATTGAGAAAGGAAAGCAATCCTCCTTAAACAACTTAACAGATTCAAAAACTGCTATTTGGAAACTTTGGATCAACATAGTCGCCACCGCTATCTGGATTCATGAAAAAATAGTAGAAAAAAATGCGTTGATCTCAAGACCGCATACCTTAAACTGGTACAGAAGCCAGGCCTTAAATTTTCATTACGGCCTTACTTCAACCTCTGATTCCAACAGTAAAATTCCATTCCTCTGGAAAGATGGTTCGTATCAGTTTGACACTACAGGTCTTGACGAAACAGAAATCGAAAAATTAAAAATAATCAAACATTGCGCAGTAAGCGAAATTGATCTGGAAACAGTACTCGATCCTACACAAAAGAAAGACCGGGAAGCTATTTTTTCGGACTACTTCCGTAACAAAGTGGGGGTAGTATTTTTAAAAGTAGCCACGGTAAAAGGAGATAAGATCTCGAGAATAGATGTTCCTAATGAACTCTACGCCTTCAAAGAATATATGGCCAAAATTAAAGATGCAGGAAACCATATTCATATCTCTTCTGATAACGGTGATATCTTAAAATTAAACTTAACCGTTTATGTTGATCCTTTGAACATCTATATTGATCCGACAAATCCGGCAAATCCAAAAAATGGTTCATTGATTCTGAACGAAAAGATATTTCCTGTACAAGATGCTGTCAAAGAGCATTTAAAAAGTATTGAGTTTAATGGCGCCTTTGTAAAAACCTATTTTGTCGATGCGTTGCAGAATACGCCGGGTATTAAAATTCCAGTTGTAAATAAAGTCGAAACCAGCTGGGCTAAAAATCCAAATGACCAGCTAAACCCTCCTTTAGAAGATGTTACTAAAACGGAATACTTTATCCCTAACTCAGGCTATTTTGATCTGGATGCCTTAGAGGTACAGGTAAATTATATTCCTTTTACATTTTACCGAGACAAACAATAGCCTAATACCTATACTATGAATAAATACACTGTTTTAAAATGGGAAAAGCTACTATTATGGCTCCTCCCTCCGGTTGTTAGAAAAAAAACACATCTGGAATGGCTTAATGTTTTACTGGCTCCTCTTCGTACGATTTATGACGACATATTATACAAAATGCAGCATACAGGGCAGGTCATTTATCTGGAAAAAGTACTCAACGACGCTTTTAATCCCACAAAAAATTACGATCCCAACCTAAGTATGGAACAAAAGCGATTAGAGGGGCTAATTTATATAGACGAATCTATCAAACCTGCTATTCAATATGTCTATCTCCACAAAGAATACTACGAACCGGATATTACTTTGCCCGACAAAAAGGTAAAAAAAGGAGCTTTAATGATTCCACAATTAAACATTTTCACTAATAATGAACTTAAAAACAGAGACAACAAACCGGTTTATCTCGCACATCGCAAAGATTATACAGAGGTAAACTACGCCAATTTTAGAGTGTTTATACCCGAAAATCTAATTAAGAATCAAACCATAGCTGTTCAACCTAATCAGGACAGTACTGTAGAGAAAACGGAGCCGATCGACGTGACCGATTTAAAATATCACAATCTTCTTAATTTCTATAAACTGGCAGGAAAAAGTTACGAAAGCTATTGTTATGTGCAGGAAAGCATGGACTAAAAAATCGCTCCAAAAAACCATTGACGATTAACTAAATCATTGGTATTAAAACAAATAAACAACATACATTAAAACAAATAAAAAAATGAAACAAATAAATTTTAGCCATGAAGGAGGTTTCCCTCTCGAGCAGGAAACTTTAGAAAGACTTCAGAACGCCTACAGAACGGAGTTATTTGGAGCTTTAAAAGCACATTTTGGCGTTGCAATCGGTGAAAATTGTATTATCGCCGAACCAACAGCCAATAGAGACGGTTGGGCTATAGTACATGATGAAAAGGATTTTTTAAAAGAAGGCGTTTTATATCCTATCCGAAATACGACTGTAACAGGCTATCTAAAAACAATTCGAACAGGCACAAACCTGGTTTACGGAACAGGAAGATCTCAAACTGCTTATTTTGATTTTGAAGCCGTGTATATTGAATTACCAGAATATACTGCTGGTAAAGCAACTCCTGAAATCGACAGAGACGACCTAAAAGTAAGATATTATCAGTTGAAAGATTTTAGAACGATTAAAGATATTCCTGCTGTCGAACGTATTTTGAAAACACTTCAGGATCAAATTGATGCGAATAAAGAAAAAATTCTAAAAGCAACTGAAGATATTGCAGAGATTAATAAATATTTTCCCGGTATCAAAACAGACGTTACTAATCTTAAGTCAGACGTCATCAATATTAAAAAAGAATATCTTCCTATAGACGGCTCAAAAGCCATGACCGGAAATCTAACGGTAGAGGGAAAAGTATATTTAAAGCAGACCGGCAAGGAAAATCCTGATGGTTCTATATTACTGCTGGACAGTTCAAATCAAGTCATTAAAAGTGATACCATAATCAGCCATTTACTTGACCGTGTTACAGAATTAGAAAAGAAAAAGCCTGCAGAATCTGCCATTCCAAAAGGAATGATTGCTATTTGGGGGCGACCTGCTAATCAAATCCCGGAAGGCTGGCAAGAATATGCTCCTTTGAGAGGAAGAATGCCTGTAGGATTTGATCATACTCAGTCAGAATTCAATGAAATTGAAAAGCCAGGAGGTGCAAAAAATAAAACCTTAACAATTGATGAAATACCAAGTCACAGACATGCAGTTGGACTCTTTTCTGGTACAGGTTCTACTGGTAGTGAAGACTGGATATCTGAGCCTTATGAAGAAGACGCACGAAGAGCAGGTAATTATTCAGCTCCAGAAGGCGGAGGTCAGCGGTTTTCAATTCTTAACCCTTATAGCGTAGTTCATTTCATTGAATATACAGGACTTCCAAATAATACAACAAAACCAGAACCTCCAACAAATCTAATCGTAACAAAAGCTACCAGTTCCAGTGTATCTCTAAGCTGGACAAAAGCTACTGGTAATGTGGAGGGCTACTTACTATCTATAGATGGGGGTGACCTTATTTCATCAGACGACATTGATAATCACACTATCACAGACTTGTCCCCGGAAAGACCTTATACTTTTACCGTTTTTGCACAAGACACTGCAGGAAATATTTCAGACGGCAGCACAATTACTAAAGTTACCCCTCGGGTAATTCCGGTACCACAATCTTTAAGATGTCGTATCGAACAGAATGAGGTTATTATTGAATGGGACCATGTAACAAGTTACACTCCTATTACTTATTTACTAGTGAGAAAAATAGAAGGAATTCCTGGAAGTAACGCAACATTTGCCAAAACAAGTTCTAATCTTCGAACAGATTTTTTTGGCAATTATGCACAAATGTACACACATCATTACAAAGTACAAGCATTAGGTGAAGATGGGAATGAATCTGAATTTAGTGCTGTAGTTGCCAAAAATGTATACCCGTATGATCCTAACTGTTTCGATGTAGAATCTCTTGTAACTATGGCATCAGGGCAAACCAAAAAGCTAAAAAATATTGTCATTGGTGATAAACTCCAGGGATTCTCCTTCCCAAATGAGATTGACGAGTCTGAGGGCGATTATATGACATGGAACGGAAAATTAAATGAAGCCGCCAAGGCGGAGGTAACCGTAACTGACAAAAGGACAAGTATCCAACCCAATTATTATGAAATTAAAACACCGGATACAACAATCAAAGTTACAGGAGAACATCCACTGTTGGTAACTGAAGATGGTGAAAATCTAAAATGGACGCGTGCTAAAGATGCACAGCAAACGATGTTATTGATTGACAAACTCGGAAAAACCATACCTATTGAATCGATTGTATTCAAAGAAGAACCTCTTGAAGTAGCTCTTCTGGATGTCGAAAATGTAGACAATTATGTTATTTCAGGAATCGTTGCTCACAATACAAAAGTTGATCCACTAGAATAAACCTTATTACTCTTTTGGGGGAATATATCCCCCAAAAGATTCCTCATCTCTCCTTTTTAACCTAAACTAACGCTATGAAAATTGTAAAATTTATTTTTACCGCTTTGGCATTGCTGTGGCTTTTGATAACCATCCTGATCACGGCACAAGTAGCCATCCTTATACTACCAATCCTTTTTATTTCGAAAAAACATTACACCGAATGGATCCTCTTTACATTTGCCTTAATCTGCTCTTTTGGCGTTTACCCCATTTCTTTTATCTATGCCGCCATCAAATGGAAAGGTTTTCTAAATTATTTAAGAAAACTCAGCTTAAGTATTGATATCTCAGGAAATATGGTCGCCGGGGCCTTATTGAACGACAACTTTATTGCGAGCACTTCCGTCCATAAATTTGGCGTTGTTCAGGAAACGATCAGCGACAATTTAGGCGAAAACGAAAGAGACAATACCTTATCCGTTTTCGGAAAGAGATTTACCAACCTGCTTGGCGTAATTGATTTTGATCACGCCAAAAAGTCTATAGTAGAAGATTAATTCAACCCTAAACCTATGATGATGCATAGAATTACAGAATATTCAAATGAATTAAAATTATTGCTTTATGGAATTTTTATTTACCTGGAAATGGATGCAGAAATTGTTAAAGTGCTGTTTTATTTAATGGTATTGGATACTTTTTTAGGCATTGTCAAAACCATTGTATTGAATAATTCTTTTAGCTTTAAAAAACTGGCCTTAGGATTTGTATCCAAACTGGCCGTATTGTTGATCCCAACAGCTTTGGCGTTAATGAGCAAAGGACTCAATTACAACTTCAAATGGTTTGTCACCATTGTAATGGATTTACTGATCGTAAGCGATGGCATTTCAATCATCAGCAATATAATCGCGATAAAAACAAAAAAAGAAGTAGAGAATTTCGATGCCATGACTTTGATTTTGAAGTCGATCAGAAATCGTTTGATACAACTTTTCAAGAGAATTTTGATTACAATTGACCCCAGATATCATGTAGAAGAATAAAGCAATACACTTTTAAACAGAAAAAAATTAAAACAAACAAAATGGCAACAAATATAAATACTATTCTGAGCTGGTTCAAAACCAGATCAAAGCCCACACAAGAACAATTTTGGGCATCTTGGTCAAGCTTTTGGCATAAAGATGAGCAGATTCCACAAGCTTCTATTTCTAATTTGACCACAACTTTAGACACAAAAACGGATCAATCTCAGTTTCACGCTCATATCACAGACGATAATGCTCATCTTGCAGCCTTTAGAAAAAAAATTAGACAAAGGCGATTACAACGGAACAGCGCAACATTTAAAAAATGATATTGATTCTGTAGAACAAAATTTGCTTGAGAATTACTATACGATTCCAAAAATAGATAGCAAAATTTCTGAAAAACAAGATGTGCTAACCGATGTAAACTTTGGCACATTCCAAAACACATTAACAACAGTAAGCTCAATTTCTGACACTGATAAAATTCACTTTCTAGCTGGTAAATTAACCCGTATAATCTCGTGGACAAACTTTAAAAATTTGTTCAAAACAATAAACGGGAATTCCATTTTTGGTACTGGCGATGTAACTTTAGGAGACATGACAACTGATACAGACCAATCTGTATCAGGAATCAAAACTTTTCTAAATGGAAAATTTGGTCTGAGAAATGTCGCTAATACTTTTTCTTCTTTCTTTACAAATATTAATACCGCTTCTAGAACATACACCTTACCTGACAAAAGTGGAACGATAGCATTGACATCTGATATGCCTACAAATATTGTAAATAATGGCATTCAAAATTTCCTGGGAAAATACAATAACAGTAATGGTATAGTTCCTTGTAGGATTAATGATGACGGTACGAGAATTGGGATTAATAATACAAAACCATACTCAAAAGATTTTGAATTCGGAAATAATGCCAATTTTGAACTTGGGGTTAGACAATCTGATACATATAATATCGGAAGAGATTTAATTGTCTCGGCTGGCAGGACTATAAATTTTGTCGAAAGCTCAGAATTTATCGCTTTAAATCAATCTTTTCGACCATGGTATCAAATGGCTGTAAATTCAAATACAGGAAATGTTTATGCTTGTGGCTACACACATGGTTTATACAAGCAAACGGCTGGATCGGGAGATTTTCATTCGATAGCTTTCACGGGTCAACTTTTACTAGGAGTAACAGTAAATTCTTCAAACAATGATGTCTATGCTTCTATTATAAATGGCGATATATATAAACAAACAGGTGGTATAGGGCCTTTCGAACCAATAGGAGCGGGAAATAGGCAATGGTGGAGTATTGCAGTAAATTCATCAAACAATGACGTGTATGCCGTTGTTTATGGAGGTGATATTTACAAACAGACGGGAGGTACAGGACCATTTGTCGCTGTAGGGGCAGGAAATAGAATATGGCATAGCATTGCGATAAATTCGTCAAACAATGATGTGTATGCTGTTGTAGTGGGTAGCGAAATTTTAAAACAGACTGGAGGTTCCGGTACATTTAATTCCTTAGGTCAACCTCCTAGAACTTGGAAAGCAATCACGGTTAACTCGATGACAAATGATGTTTTTGCCGCTGATGGTGGGGGTGATATATATAAACAAACAAATGGCACTGGAAATTTTATTGCACAAGGTCTAACAGCTAGAAACTGGAATGGTATAGCTGTACACTCAATTACAGGTGATATTTATGCTTCCGTTCATACTGAAGATATCTATAAACAAATAAACCAAGCAACAGGAAATCCTAATCTTGACGGTGGCATTCTAAAATTAAAAGCTGGTACTGGAAAGGGCTCTGGTGAAAGTCGTCAAGAATTTTACACTGGTCAAAAAACGATTTCCGGAACTAATATGCAAGCAGAAACATTACGATTTTACATAGACGAAAACGGATTTTTTGTTTATTTAACTCCTCCAATTTATACAAGTGATGCAGCCGCAGATGAGGACACTAATCTTCCTTCAGGCGCGTATTATAAAATAACCGGAGATCGCACGCTTTTTCAAAAACCATAA